GGCCAATGAGCTTGACTCATACCGACAAAGGAACTCCAACCTGGTCGACGCCAAAGTTATACAGCCGATCTGACGGTCACAAGGTCGTTGACTTTGCTCGCACCTTCTTGCATGTCAGCAAAGGTGTTCGTGCCGGTCAGCCTCTAATTCTTACCAACTGGCAGGTCGCACTTCTTGACGGGTTGTATGAGCGTCGTGATGATGGGTTGCTTCGGTATCGTCGCAGCCTGATCGGGTTGGCTCGGAAGAACGGCAAGTCGCTTCTCGGTTCGGTGATTGCGCTCTACGGTCTGATTGAAGGTGAGCCTGGTGCCGAGGTGTATTCGGCGGCAGGTGACAGACAGCAGGCGCGTGTCGTGTTCAATGAAGCGAAGTGGCAGATCACTCAGTCACCTGCGTTGTCGGGCGTGTGCAAGGTGTATCGCGATGTTGTTGAGGTTCCTTCGACTGGTGCGATCTATCGTGTGCTATCTAGTGACGCAAAACTTCAGCAAGGTCTAAACGCATCAACTGTGATATTTGATGAGGCTCATATCCAGCCCAACGAAGAATTATTTAATGCACTCACGTTAGGTTCTGGTGCGCGTAAAGATCCAAACTTTGTCGCAATCAGTACCGCTGGGTATGACTTGGATTCTCTTTGCGGACGTCTGTACAACTATGGCAAGCGAGTTGTATCTGGTGATCAGGTTGACGAGCGGTTCGGGTTCTGGTGGTGGGAAGCACCAGCCGATTGTGAAGTCTCGGATCGTGATGCTTGGGCTGCTGCGAATCCGAACTTGGCTGAAGGACTTCTTGACATGGAAGACATGGAGATCTCAATGATGCAAACAGCCGAGGTTGCGTTTCGCAGGTATCGCCTGAATCAATGGGTTCGCACAGATGGCGAGTCATGGCTACCGAAGGGCGGGTGGGAGTTGTGTCGAAGCGAAGATGAACTTGATCCGAACATACCTGTCTTCGTCGGCATTGACATGGCGTTGAAACATGACTCGATCGCGGTCGTCGTCGCACAACCGCAGGAGTCTGGTCGGATTGTTGTTCGGGCAAAGATCTGGCATCCCGATGGTGGTGTGATGGATGTGGCCGCAGTCGAGCAACACATCCGTGAACTTGGTCGCGAGTTCACGGTGCAAGAGTTCGCTTATGACCCAGCGTTCTTTCAACGCTCAGCCGAAGCAATGTCCGATGAAGGGTTCACGATGGTTGAGTTCTCGCAGTCGACTGCGCGTATGGTTCCTGCTTGCGGAACTCTATACGAGATGATTGTGAATCAGAAGATCGCACACAACGGCGATCCTGTGTTCACCGATCAGGTGTTGTCGGCTGCGCAACGGTCAACCGATATGGGTTGGAGATTGTCTAAAGGTAAATCGAAACGCAAGATTGATGCTGCGATAGCATTGGCGATGGCAGTGGATCGTGCAACGAGACGGGTCGAGAGTGTTCAGCAACCAGGGTTCTTCGTAGTGTGAGGAGAGAGATGATCGTAGTTCTATTGGAAATTGTCGCAGTGTTTATGATTGCGCTCGGCATATTTTACATTGCAGTCCCACTTGGGCTAATCTTCATGGGCGCATCTCTGCTTGCCTTCACCTTGGCTTGGGAGCGGTCAAAGAAAGTAGATAAACAATAATGCTGTCAAGACTGTTCAACCCAAGAGGCGAAGAAAGAGCTGTCTCTTATCAGTCGCTCTTCGCTGCGGGTGACGCATTCCAGTTCACAACTAATGCCGGCACAGTTGTCACGCAAGAAGATTCACTCAAGATCGGAACCGTGTATGCGTGTGTCCGACTAATCGCGGACTCTATCTCAACTCTGCCAGTCGACACATACATTCGTGTCGACGGTGATCGCCGACCATTCCGACCACGACCAGATTGGCTTGACATGCCTGAAGTCGGTGTGTCACGCACCGATCACTTCCAGCAGGTACTTGTCTCGATGCTGTTGAACGGTAACTCGTTCACACGCATCCTTCGCGACAACCAAGGTGTCGCAGGTTTGACGGTGTTGAATCCTTTGAAAGTTGAAGTGAAGCGCGACGAGTCACGACGCCTCATCTACGTCTTCGACAACCGTGATGTGATTGAGCATGAAGACATGATTCATCTGTCCGAGTTGCGTTTACCTGGCGACTTGCGTGGCCGTTCACGAATTGAACTTGTCAAAGAGAACCTCGGTTTGTCAAAAGCGTTGGAAGAGTTCGCTGCAAGGTTCTTCGGTCAAGGTTCACATACTTCTGGCATCATCGAGTTCCCAGGCAATCTGACACGCGAACAAGCGAAGTCACTTGTTGACGGATTCGAAGAAGGTCACAAAGGTTTGCGTCGCGCACATCGTCCAGGCATTCTGTTCGGCGGAGCAAAGTACACGACAACTTCGGTCGCACCAGATGATTCACAGTTCTTGCAGTCACGACAATTCGCAGTTGAAGAGATCCTTCGTGCGTTCCGTGTACCACCATCAATGGCTGGTGTGTTGCAACCAGGTGCGCAAGCATACGCATCTGTCGAAATGAACGGCATCCACTTCGTGATGCACACACTCCGACCATACGTCACAAAGATTGAAGATGGATACTCAAAACTTATTGACGGCCGTGGCGCATTCCTCAAGTTCAACCTTGATGGTCTGATGCGCGGCGACTTCGGTTCACGAGTCGCAGGATATTCATCGGCGTTGCAAGCAGGCTGGATGTCAATCAACGATGTCCGCCGATTCGAAGACTTGCGACCGGCAGAAGGTGGCGACACTTACCGTGTGCCACTTGCGAACGTCGATCTAGGTGCGGCAGGACTCACAGAACTTGATCGCAAAACAATGATGGCACAACGCCTCATCAACGCAGGCTTCGAACCAGCATCAGTATTGAAAGCACTTGAGATTGATCCGATCATGCACACTGGTGTCGCACCAGTTCTCTTGCAACAAGTCACCGAACCAGCACCAACCTACGATGTGAACCAGCGTGATGTGAACGTGACGATGCCAGAAGTTGTTGTCAATGTCCCACCAGCACAGGTGAGCGTCGCCGCTCCGATCATCAATGTTCCTGAAACTGTTGTGCGTGTGAACGTCCCAGAGAACAAGCCGACTGTGCGCACAGTTGAACGCGACAAAGATGGCCGCATCTTGACAATCACTGAAAGAACGGAAGACTGATGGCGACAGGACTCTCGGCGTATCTTTGCAACTCGTTCCTTGACGCGCTCGGGAACGCAACCGCATATTCGGTGACGAACGTGTATGTCAAACTTCATGTCGGCGATCCTGGTGCGAACGGCACATCAAATGCTGCAACCGAAACGACACGCAAAGTTGTATCGTTCGGTGCCGCATCAACAGGACAAATCTTGTCTGATGCAGATATCAGTTGGACGAACATCGCAGGGTCGCAAGACGCAACACACTTCACCGCTTGGGACAATATAAGTGCCGGCAACTTCTTGTTCTCAGGCACGATCACAGGCAACGCCTACACAGCAGGCGACACCTACACAATCTCATCAGGCAATCTGTCTGCGTCTTTGACCGTCGCTAGTTAGTAGGCCGCAATGGCGGTCAAAAGGTTCCTGCTCGACACGAGCCAACTGAACGACGCCACATTCGGACTTGATGGTGGCCTTGCATTCATACTCGACTCCAGCCAACTTGACGGAACACGAGTTCTTGACGGCGGAGAGTTCCTAACCACAGCAACAGGTGCAGCGACACTCGGTGCAATGTCTGCGACTGCGACTGCGACTGTCACACACTTCGCTTCCGCTTCCGCTCCGCTCGGTGAACTGATCGCCGAAACAGCAAACATCACAGTCACGGTCACAGCCGAAGGTTCAGCACCGCTCGGTGCGATGACCGCAACAGCGTCGACATCAGTTGTCATCTCGGCCTCTGCTTCGGCTCCGCTCGGCGCATTGACTGCAACCGCAAACTCATCGCCAACTATCTTGCCGATATTTCAAACCAACCTTGGCGGACTGGTTGCGACCGCTAATGCAACAGTCATCCCACCGACACCACCAGAGCCAGAGCCAACACCTTCGGGCGGTCGACAATACGCTGCACCACGACGCAAGAAAATTGAACCAGTTCCCGAACCTGAAGTCGAGATACCTGTCATCCAACCGAAACGACGCTACGCAGTTGTCTCAACATCGTTGAACGGGATGCAAGCACAAGCGACAAGCACAATCACATTCAGCATCTTGGACGACGATGCTGAGGTATTGTTGTTGGTCTGAGGTAACAATCATGCCAATCACAAATGGATCTATCGCAGTCGGAACGGCTGCCACACTAATCACAACTTGCGGAGTTAATCCAGGGACACTACACATCAGCAACCTTGACAACACCGACACAATCTTTCTTGGCGGTTCAACAGTTGTAGTGAACGCTGGACACACGATCCGAAAAAGTGAATCGGAAGACTTCGTTATGTATGCAGGTCAACAGATGTTCGCAGTATCAACCAAAACAGGTCACTCAGTAGCGTTCACACTCATCACGCCATAATGCCTTACTTTATTACCGACAAGTCACCAGATTGTTCTGGTTGGGCAACCGTGAAAGAAGATGGCGAAGTCATCGGCTGTCACACAACGAAACAAGATGCGATTGACCAGATGATTGCGGTCTCGATCGCCGAAGACATGGAACCAGGTGGCGAACGTGCGTTGCCAGATAACTATCGGCCAGCGTTAGCACCAGATGTTCCTGAAGGTCGTGCTTGCGGGAACTGCCACTTCTACGACGAAGACAATGTGCAAGGCGAAGGAGACAACCTCAAGGCTTGGTGTGAAAGATGGGATGCTTATGTTGACGGCGGATTCTATTGCAATGCTTGGCAACCACATGAAGAAGAAGATGAAGAAGATCGTCAAGTCAATCTTGAAGTTCCTGTCTACATTCGCACCGCTGCACGCAAAGGACTCGACTACTACGGCCAAGGTCTTGCGGGTGAAGGGCTGGTCGATCGAACCGTTCGTGAGGCACGAGACTTGGCACGAGGTCAAGTCAGCGAAGACAAAGTTGTGCGAGCGAATGCGTGGGCGCAAAGACACGCAGTAGATC